CCTCTTATTCGCTAAACCTAACCAAAAAAGATGCTTAAATAATAGGCAAAACATACAAATGGCTACTAGAGGACGGAAATCATCGGCATCAATCGGGCTTGCCGGGGTGGCTGTATCTATTGGCTCAGCCTCACGACTAGCGGCACCGGCTCACATGAGCGATGCAGAAATGTCGGTGTGGTCGCAGGTTGTAAATGATCAGCCTGCCGCAAGTTTCACAGCTACACACTCGCCAATGCTTGAGCAGTATTGCAGGCATGTTGTCCAGGCGCGTGTGATCGCTGACATGATCGTTAATTTCGACGCTGCATGGGCAAACGATGACGAGGGCTTGAAGCGTTATGACAAGCTGCTTGCAATGCAGGAGCGCGAAGGTAGAGCAGCGTCATCACTGGCAACACGGCTGCGAATTACGCGCCAAGCCATTGATCAACAGACAGTTGCCCGCAGCATCACCAGCCAGTCCAAAGGCCGCAAGCCTTGGGAGTTGGCGCTAGAGGGATGAATCAAACCCGTGGTGAGAGAAATATCGCATGGATTGAAAGCTATTGCAGGATTCCAGAAGGCAAGTTTGTCGGAAAGCCTGTCAAGCTAACTGTGCATCAAAGACGGTGGATCAAGCGCATATACGACAGCCCAACGCGCCTATTTATTTTGAGCATGGCCCGTAAGAACGCCAAGACGGCTATGGCTTCGTTTCTGTTGTTGCTGCACTTATGCGGCCCGGAGGCGAAACCGAACAGCCAGCTATACAGCGCAGCCCAATCGCGTGATCAGGCTGCTATTTTGTTCAGCTTGGCAGCGAAAGTGGTGCGTATGTCGCCCGATCTTGGGCAGGTTGTCAGCGTGAAAGACACAGCGAAGCAACTTGTTTGCAATGATCTTGGCACGGTTTACAAGGCTCTAAGCGCCGACGCAAGCACAAGCTATGGACTCAGCCCTTGCTTTGTCATTCACGACGAACTGGGGCAGGTTAAAGGCCCGCGCTTTGAGCTTTACGAAGCACTGGAGACAGCAAGCGCAGCGCAGGAAAGCCCGCTATCCATTGTGATCAGCACGCAAGCGCCGACAGATAGCGACTTGCTAAGCCTTTTGATTGACGATGCCTTGACGGGTGCAGACCCGGCTAACAAGGTTGAGCTATGCACCGCGAATATTGATCTTGATCCGTTCAGTGAAGAAGCCATCAGGCAGGCTAACCCGCATTACGACGACTTCATGAACAAAAGTGAAGTGCTTAGGCAGGCGCAGGATGCAAAGCGCTTGCCAAGTCGTGAAGCCGCTTATAGAAATCTGATCCTGAATCAGCGAGTAGAGGCGAGAAACCCATTCGTGGCCCGCGCTATCTGGCTGGAAAACGGCGACGAACCCGATTCTATTGATGGTCAGCGGGTTTATGGCGGGCTTGACCTTTCATCAGTCAGCGACTTGACGAGCTTGGAGCTTGTAACCGAGTCAGGCGACGTTCATTCGACGTTCTGGCTACCGGAGGATGGATTGCCCGAGAAATCGCGTGCAGACCGTGTTCCATACGATCAATGGGCCGCTGAAGGCTACTTGCTGACAACACCGGGCAGGGCAATCGAATATGAATTTGTCGCGCAGCACTTGCGTGACTTGTTTGATCGCTGCGATGTTGTTGCACTTGCGTTTGACCGCTACAACATGCGCTTTCTGAAGCCGTGGCTTGAGAAGGTTGGATTCTCGCCTGAAGAACTGGAGCGATTCAAAGAGTTCGGGCAGGGCTTTGTTTCAATGAGTCCGGCCATTCGTGAGCTTGAAGCAAAGTTACTGGCGAAGAAACTGCGCCACGGAAATCACAAGGTGTTGGAAATGTGCGCTGCGAACGCTCAGACGGTGAGCGACCCGGCAGGAAATCGCAAGTTCACGAAACAAAAAACTACAGGACGGATTGACGGCATGGTCGCACTGGCTATGGCGGTTGGTGTTATGCCTACCGAGTCAATTTCAGAAAAATCATTTTGGGAATCGGATTAAATTTTGAACTTCTTTGACCGCTTGCTAGGCCGCAAAGCCGCACAGCTTACCTATGATCAGGTGGCTAACCTGATCGACGGTAATGGTGGCGGCATTGTCGCTGGCGTTGCCGTCAACGAAAAGACAGCGCTCCAAGTGAGTACCGTGCTGGCATGCGTCAAAGCCATTGCAGACGGCTGCGCGACACCGCCCATGCACGTCTACCGTGAGTTGGCAGACGGCACGCGCCAGAAGGCCACCAACATCCCCGAATACCGGCTGTTGTCTCGCCGCCCCAACGCATGGCAAACCTCGTTTGAATGGCGCCGGCAGATGACGCTGCACGCAGCCCTCACAGGCACAGGCTTGTCAATCAAAGTGCGCGGCGGTAACGGTCGCGTCACTGAGTTGCTGCCCGTTGAGCCGGGCCGCTGGGACGTGCGCAAAGTCAACCGTTATGAGCTGCGCTACCGCTGCTATGACGAGTTTGGCCTGATTGGCGACTTTGGCCCTGATGAAGTTTTCGTGATCAACGGTTTGCAGTGGGACTGGCACGAATCGCTCAACGCCATCACACTTGCCAAAGCTGCTATTGGCCTGTCAATCGCCACAGAGCGCAGCCAGTCGGCCATGCACGCCAATGGCCTGAAAACCAGCGGCACCTACTCGGTGGACGGCACGCTCAACCCCGAAGCGCACGAACGCTTGTCGGCATGGCTCAAACGCAAGTCAGGTCCCGACAACGCGGGCACTCCGCTGGTGCTGGACCGCAATGCCAAATGGCAAAGCACGGCCATTACTGGAGTCGATGCGCAGCATTTGGAAACCCGCCGCCTACAGATTGAAGAGGTTTGCCGGGCTTATGGCGTCTTTCCCATCATGGTTGGGCACAGCGACAAGGCCGCGACCTTCGCAAGCTCTGAAGCCTTCTTTGCGGCTCACGTCAAGCACACCCTGGCACCCTGGCACCGCGCATGGTGTCAGCGCATTGACGAAATGCTGCTGGATGGCGCAGGCCCGTTGTTCGCTGAGTTTGACACCCGTTACCTGACATCCGGCAGCATGGTAGACCGTGCGCAGTGGGCGCGAACAATGGTCGAGATGGGAATCTACACCCGCAACGAAATCCGCGACTTTGAAGGGCTTGACCCGCTTGAAGGCTTGGACGAGCCCCTTACGCCGCTGAACATGACGCAAGGTGCGCCAGACAAAGGAACGACAAATGATGAAACAACTCCAAAGCCTTGAGTGTAAAAGCACGGATGGGCGCGAGGTGCGTTCCTACGCGCTGCAAATCAAAGCTGCTGGCGAAGATGGGAGCATTGAAGGCTATGGCTCGGTATTTGGCAACAAAGACAGCTACAACGATGTGATTGAAAAAGGCGCATTCGCCCAATCAATCAAGTCTCACAAGTCCGGCCAAACAATGCCAGCTATGTTGTGGCAGCACGATGCGGCCCAGCCTATCGGCGTCTGGACAGACATTAGCGAAGATGCTAACGGGCTGCACATGCGCGGCAAGTTGGCAATGGGAACTGTAAAAGGCAAAGAAGCCCACGAGCTTGCCAAGATGGGCGCATTGAATGGCCTCTCTATTGGCTTTGTTGCTAAGGGGTGGGACTACTCCCCCGGCGGCGACGTTCGCAGCCTTACGGAGCTTGAATTGTGGGAGGTGTCGCTGGTGACATTCCCGGCCAACACCAAAGCAAGAATTACCGGCGTGAAATCTTCTGATGAGATTGTCACCCTCAAAGATGCCGAGAGAGTCCTGAGAGATTCTGGATTCTCCAAGCAAGACGCGTTGGCATTCGTGTCGCGCGTCAAAACCCTATCGAGTCGGAGTGATTCTGACGACATGGGGGAACTGAAAGCATCGTTAATCGCGCTGCAATCAAAACTCTCCTGATCTCAGAATCACCCACCAACAGGCACCCATGAGGTGCTTTTTTTACGTCTAAAGGAAACCTATGACACAAGAAATCAAATCCATCATTGATGGCATCGCTACCGCGTTTGATGAGTACAAAAAGACCAACGATGCCCGCATTGAAGCGGTCAAAGCAGGTCAAGGCACTGCTGAACTGGAAGCCAAACTGGCCCGCATGGATGCCGTGATGGACGAAGCCAAGACCAAGCAAGATGCCATTGAAGCCAAACTGAACCGCCCTGGCGTGTTTGCTGGTGAAAAGCAAGACGGCGAAATCAAAGAAGCCGCCGAATATCGTCACGCCTTCACCGAGTGGATGCGTGCGCCAGGTGATCACGAGCGCCAACAAAAGGCCGCAATCGCACAAAAGCAGCTTGAAGCCAAACACCGCAGCATGGAAACACGCTCGACACAGGCTGTGACATCGACCAATGCTGCTGGCGGCTTCGCGTTGCCTGAAGTGATCGAACGTGCCATTGCTCGATTGGGTGTTGATATGTCCCCTATCCGTGGCATTGCAACCGTTCGCACAGTCGGAAGCCCTGACTATAAAGAACTGTTTGATGTGAACGGCGCTGCTTTTGAGTGGGTTGGCGAAACCGACACCCGCGCTCAGACCAACACGCCTGATCTGGCTGAAGTCGCGCCCACATTCGGCATGGCATCCGCTAAGCCGCAAGCGTCGGAAGAGTCGCTTGATGACCTGTTTTTCAATGTGGAAGATTGGTTGGTTTCAAGTGCTGCTGAGGCCATGTATGCAGGCGAAGGCGCTGCGTTTATCAGCGGCAACGGCACCAAAAAGCCCACCGGAATTCTGGCTGGCCCCACTCCCGTTGTGACCGCTGATGCTACCCGCGCATTCGGCACGCTGCAATACATCGCTTCTGGCGGCGCTGCTGTGCTGCCTGCCAGTGCTGACGTTTACCTTGATATGGTTTACGCCTTGCGTGCCCGCTACCGTGCAAATGCCCGCTGGTTGACAAACAAGCTGGTCATCTCCTCGCTGCGCAAGTACAAAGACACGACAAACCAGTACCTGTGGCAACCTGCCCTGACCGCTGGACAGCCTTCTACATTTTTGGGCTACGGCATCACAGAAGCAGAAGATATGCCCGTTGTTGGTGCTGGCAACTTCCCATTGGCATTCGGCGACTTCCGCGAAGGCTACCTGATTGCTGACCGCGTAGGTCAGCGCATCACCCGCGACGAAATCACCACACCGGGCTTTGTCAAGTTCTACGTTCGTAAACGTGTGGGCGGCAAGCTGCGCAACACACAGGCAATCAAGTTGCTCAAGGTCGCAGCAACCTAACAGCTAAGTCATACGCCTTGGAAACAGGGCGTATCTCTTAACTCCTACCCACAAAAGGAACGCAAAATGCCCACCCTCTACATCACAGAATTCGCCGGTATCCAATCAAGCCCCTACGAAGGCTCCATGAACTGCGCAGCCACACCAAGCCTGGCAGATCAAGCCATTGCCTTCACCGGCACCAGTGCCCAATCGGCTACGCTGAACGCCGCTACCCGACTGATTCGCGTGGTGTCTGATGCCAACTGCTTCAAGAAGATCGGCACCAACCCAACGGCTACGCAAACAACTGTTCGCCTTGTGGCTGACAGCGTCGAGTATTTCAGCGTGCCGCCCAACAGTGGCTTCAAAGTGGCTGTGGTGGCGTCTGCCTGATGTTTGGCAAGCCTGTCGGTAAGTTGGGCGCGGTAGGTGGCCGCACCCTAATCCAACGCGCCCTGAAGCTATCCCTCAACTTCACCAATGGCTCACACCTCGACCCCCGCATCACCTTCACCCGCGCCAGTGGTGCCACCCGCACGAACAGCGCCGGATTGATTGAGACGGTGGCGACTGACGCCCCCCGCTTCGACTACAGCCCCGCAGGTGTACCGTTGGGCTTGCTGATTGAGGAACAGCGGACGAACTTGGCACTTAATAGCGCGGTTATAGCGGCGGGTGCAGGAACCACAGTATCACCAGACGCAGCAGTATCTCCAGACGGGACGCTTTCCGCAGACTTAATAACAGAGGCTGTAGTAGCAGGTGAGCATTATGCTGGTGATAGGGCTATATCAGTCACAGCAGGGTCCACGTACACATGGTCAGTTTTTGTTAAAGACGCCCCTAGTGCTAATCGTTCGCTCTACCTACGCGCGGCTGTGGCGGCGAATATCACTTTAGTATTTGATCCCAGAACAAAGACTATCAGTAATCCGGGTGGACCTGGGTATTTATCTAGCGAATTCCAAGAACTGCCAAACGGATGGTTCCGAGTCGCTATGGCTTTTACAGCACAAACTACTGCAACTTTGGTATGCAGACTTCAGTTTTTTACAACCACTTCCGTCTACACGGGCGATGGCACCTCCGGCTTCTACTTATGGGGCGCCCAACTCGAAGCAGGCAGCTTCCCCACAAGCTACATCCCCACCGGCACAGCAGCCGCAACA